TTCTTCCAATCAGCAAAGTGTCCTTTAAAATTATCTTCAATCAAATTGATATAATCTTCAGAACTTAATTCATGAAGATATCTAAGTAATTCAGATGTTGGTTTATTTTTAGATAAATCAACTAATACTACAATTTCATCTTGAATTCTTTTATTATTTATCAATAGTGAGAGGAGTCTCTGTATTTCAAGAAACTCATCACATACTGTTACTGCATAACTTATTTTCATATTATTTTATTCTGGTAATACCCCAATATACGAAAGAGCATCTATATAATCACGTTCTTTAAATGGTTTTATTGTAGACATATCCATTTTATGTGTTTGTCCTTCTACTTTAGCATCATCTTCCTTTTCTAAAGGTATAGCTTTTACTGCTGACCAATTCCATTCTTCTGCATTAGACCCATTAGCAAATACCATTCCTTTATCTTGAATATTAATGGTATTTGGAATCCAAATTAATTGAGTTTCTGGGTCTTCCCAAGCTATATCTTTATACAGCTCAGGTAGAGTTGTAATTTGTTCTTCATAAAATTCCGAATCTTTTTTCATCAAAGTATTGGTCCAAAACCCACAAGATAAACTAAGGAAATTGGTTATGTCCTTATTTATTTCTGTTTTGTAACAAAGATCTCCTCCAGATTTGGGGCAATCTATAATAGTATCTAAATTCATTTTATTCTATTTTTTTAAGTTTTGGTAATTGTAGTTTAGGTAATTTTAATTCAACTTGTTTAGGAAATTCAGGAATATTTTTATCTAAAATATTTCCTACTAATTCCTTCATTTTTTCCCAACTAAAGTTAGTTTTAACATGGTGTCGTTGTTTTTTAGATCTTTGTAAATATTGTTTATAGCTTTTATAAACTTCTTTTAAAGCACTAATACCTTGTTTTGAATTTACTTGGAACCATTGTGATTCTGGTATTAGCCAATTATTAGCTGCTGATTGATGTACATTTTCTAGCTTTCCAGATAATAGTACATTGTATTCAGGATGTAAAAAATCAATATGACCACTCCATCCAGATGCTATGATTGGTTTACCAGTTAAACCAAATTCTAATAATGGACGACCAAATCCTTCTCCTTTAGTAAAACTAACCATTGCTTTAACTTTAGAATGGTTATATAATTCATTTATTTCGGAATCATCAAATTCTCCATTTAGCAAATAGATATTTGGTAATTTAGCATCCCCATAATCATCTCTTATAGTTTTAATTTTATCTAAAATAGTATCTCTACTAATATAAGAAGCAACTCCAGATGATGCTTTTAATATTAAAGCAGGTTTTTTACCAACTTTATGTCTAAAGGCATCATAAAAAGATTTAATTAATACCCCAACATTTTTTCTATCATGGCCTAATTCACCTTGCATCCAATGACCAACAAATAAATAACAAAATTCTTCTTTAATATCTTTTAGGTCAATGGTTTTAATTTCTGATTGCTTGATGGGTTTATATGTTGATAAATTTGCTCCTTCAAATATAACTTCAATAGGTTTTTCTAATTTCACAACCCCAGTAACTTGTCCAGTTCTTTGGTCTTTTCTTTCATAGGTCATTCTTTCAAAAGTATCCTTAGCAAATTTAGAAGAAACCCAATTCATATCCATTCTATTTAACCCTTCAACCCATTCAGGTTTACAAGCAGTAGATTCAATTCCCGCTGTTATACCAATATTGTATTTTCCAACAGCTTGGAATTCATTCGGTATAGTAATTTGAGCCCAAATTTCAGGTTGGGTTTTTTGCCAATCTTGTGGTACTATATAATCTAACAAGAAGGTCCATTCAGGGTGGTCTTTACAAAAACCCCATGAGGTTTCTCCCCATTTTTGGGGTAAAAGTTGGACTTCATATTTATTTAATTCTATTATTGCTTTGATTTTATCTCTAGAATGAGCTCCATATCCGGAGTAGGAATCAAAGGGTGATGAAATTACAAATCTTGGTTTACTCATTAGTATATAATTTTATGATTTAAAAATTTACCTTTATAATTATTGGTATTAATTATTTCGTATTTTTCTCTTGGTTTCCAAGTATCAAATAATGTATCCAGGGCATCAATAACTTTTTCTGCTTGATGTTTGGAATTAAATCCAGCTTCTTCACTTAAAGCCCATTCTCTTCCTTTTGATCCTCTTCTTTTTAATTCTTTTCTACCTAAGTTATAACATTCTTTTATTCTTTCCATAGCATCTTCCCATCTACATCTATCATCAAAAATGTAAGGTGTTGGAGGAGATCCTTGAATTGATCTACTAGTAGGATAAACTGGAAACGCCCATTCACCATGTTCTTTATAAGTTCCTCTATGGTTAGAAGGCACATCAGCACTTGGTGTAAACCATTCCCCATTTTCATCTACAAATCTCATTTGATCTTGCATACCTCCAGTAACATTAGCTATAATTGGTGTACCTGCTAACATTGCTTCTGTATTTGCTAATCCCCAACCTTCATTAGAAGTAAGTAAAATATGAGCATCTGCTATATTATATAACCAATTTAACTGTTGTTCTGATAGTCTTTGGTCTATGAAAATTACATTATTTTTATATTCTTCTTCTAAAAGATATTCTTTTACTTTAAGTAAATCAGTTCCAGCGTCTGTTATTTTCTCTGTTTTTAAAACCATATAACATTCTTTAGCTTCTTCTTTTGGTAAAGAATCTAAAAATGCTCTAAACGCTAGCATGGCATCAGGAATTTGTTTTCTTCTAATATTTCTAGAGTTGAAAAATAAAGTAAATTTAGGTTTTTTATCCCCAAATAAAGATGATTTAAAATTATTATAATCTAAATCACCATCACCCTCAATAGGGAAGAAATTAGTGATATCTTTTCCATGGGGTATGTATCTAAACATTCTATCACCTTCATGGTCTTTTAATACTAACTTATTAATATTAACAGTTTGTTTAGATATACCCATTAATAAATCACATGCTTCATAATATGGTCTATTATACATTGGAGCAGGATAATCATCCCAAATGTTTAAGTAAGAAATTGGAATACTTTTTCTAATTTCTTGTTCCATATTCCAAATATGCATGAAATATCTTGGATCAGTAAATAAAAATAGAGCATCTGGTTTTTCTAGTTTTATTATTTCCCTTATTGCCTGTGTACTTCCATACCCATCAGTAGGATATAAAATAACAGAAGAATCTTCTAAGCCTGATAATTTATTGGTGCTATCAGATAAATCTAATCTTTTATTCTTTTCAGGGTGGTTGATTGATCCAGCTATTTGAACCCAATTAAAATGTTGGGCTGTATGTACTACAATTTCTTTTGCCACTGTAGCTACTCCTGAGTGTACTCTAATATCATCACATATTAGAAGTATTTTTTTTCTTTTATCCTTAGGGATATACTTAAAGTCTTTATTCATTTTCTTTTATTTCGAGATTAATTTGATTGGTGATTTGTTTACGGAAATTCTCATCTGTAAGATACAAAAACAGAGCCCGATCGGCAAGTTTTTGGAATGAAAATTTACGTTTTACACATTCAATTTTAAAATTCTCGAATAAATCACTTTTGACTTTAACACTAGTTAGTGTCATTTTTTTTGGATTACTCATAGTCTTTATTTATTAAAACATTATTTATATATACGTATGTGGGAATCTATGAAAAATGTTCACCTGCTCCACATAATTCTTTATCTTTACTATAAGGGCAGAAATTACAATTCCATTTAGATGGAGATTTTGGATAATCTGCTTCTTTTATCTTTCCACTTGAGTTAAAACATTCATTAATAAAATCATTAATAGCGTTTTTTGCTCTTGATAGTTTAATTTTACCACTTGGTGGTACAAACTGTTGTACTCTATAAGCTTGATAGGGTGACATAAGCTTTTCATCATCAGGATCTAATACTTTTCTTTTAAGAATAAAAAATTCAATTTCAATCTTATCTAAGGGTATTCCATATTGTTCTGAAAAGTATTGTTTATATAATAATAATTGAAATTGTTTATTTTCATCTTTTTTAGCATAGTCATTCCAACCATTAGTACTTGTCTTTATGTCGATTATCTTAAATGTCTCTGTTTCTTCATGGTATGTAACAACATCAAGATACCCCATATATAATACGTTATTTAACATTTTATTTGGCGCGACTACAATAGGTATTTCACAACCTACTAAATATGTGCCCTTTTTACTAAAATATCTACTACGTTTTTTCTTAAACCATTCTAAAATAGCAACTCCATCTTCAAAAAATTCTCTCATTTCTGAGGCATCTGAGAAATGTTCTGAATTATTTGATTTATATTGTTTTTTGTATTCACCTATGTATGCTTCTTGAAAATATTCTTCTATGTTAATATCTCTATCAGCAGCTGCAAAAGATTTTTCATATGCTACGTCTAAATAATGTTGCATTGCTTCATGGACAGCTGTTCCAAAAACAGTATGTATAGAAGATGTAAATCGTTTAATTTTATCTTTATACTGAAGTTTCCATCTATAGGGACATCCTCTAAATATAGACATCTGAGAATAGGATATATTCTTTTGATATGCATAATTAACAGGTGTAGGTGGGTTATTCCTTATTTCCTTTACTATTTTTGGGAGTTTTTTCGCCAAACTATTTTTTCCATTTATCGCGCCCAACTAAGAGCCCAATGATGCCATAATTGGCTATATCAATAAAAGTATCTTCCATTCCTTCACCTTCAACAAATGATCTACCATTAATTAATAGATTTTTTAAACGTGAAATTTTATCAGTTAATCTAATACATAACCCAGTTAGTGAGAATTGTTTATCATCGCTATTATTAACGATATCTCCGCCTAAAGCAATGTTATTCAATCCATAATCCATATGTTTAGCTGCAAACATTGCATACATTTC